CTTTGACCTAATGTCTGTAAGAGTCATTCCAGCAATAGTTGGTTTCTTTTTTCTTGGCATAATAATCGGTCCTTTCTGACAATAGGGTAAAATCGGAGGTGTTACCATATGGCCAATGATAACAAAAAGAATGGTGTAATAGATACTAGTACAACAGAAGTTGCTATACTATTGGATGACGCTGTAAATAAATATAACCCAGGTTATCAAGTGTTTAGACTACAATCTGTTTCTGGGCTCAATGAAAATTCTACTGCTATTAATTCTATCGATATTAATGTTCCCAATATGATGAATAAAGATTCTATAAATTTGGGATCGGTGAATACAACAGCAGTAGTAAAACTAGAGCTTCCAAGAGATGTGACTAGAAATTATCCTCTTAAGTTTATTCCTGCTGGAACAAGATTCATTGTATCTTTTAACAGTGGAGATATAACAAAACCTGTTATAGTTGGGAGGGAATATGCATGATAACAGTAGAAACATCTGCTAGAAAAGCATCTACTTCTCATACAATACAAGAGTTTCTATCATTTGCTTCTCAGTTAAAAGACTATACTGGCTACAGAGATCTTTCATATATAGAGAGAAGAGATGGAATAGAATTCACTGTAAAGCAGGTAATAGATGATTATCTCTATGAGCTCAGAGAAATGGCGGAAGAGGTTAAGTTTGCTAATAGATATGTGAGAAAGTATAGATTCAATCCTAAACTTCTGGCCTACGATCTTTACAATAGTACAAGACTATACTATCTAATCCTAAAATTAAATGATATGTGTAATGTGCATGAATTTAGTTTAAGGAAACCAAAACTTCTTCTCATCAGCCCTCCTGCTATGAACAAAGCTCTCACTTATATTTATAGCTCAGAGAACAAATCCATCAATATCTTTAAGAATGCCCATAAGAATGATATCATAACTGTAGATAACAGCAAATATGTTTATATTAGAGATCCAATTGCTAGATTCTGGAATGCCTAAAAAATAGTGTGAGCCTTCACTGGCTCACACTCTTATTTTAACCATTCTTTGGCAAATGTGTCTTTTTCTTCTTGTGATGGCTCTACAAATTCCATCACTTGTTTCTTTTTACTCTGCTCTTCAGTAATCTCTTTACCAGATGGAGTCACATAAGTCTTCACTACTGCAGAAGTTATACCAGGCCTCATCATACTACTAGTAAGTTTTGCAATAGAATGAACTGTCTTATTGATACTGGCTCTTTCTATATTTCCAAAAGATGCTCTAATCTCTTCTGCATCTCTCATAAGAGATTCTCTATACGCTGGTTTAGATGCATACACATCTTCAACCATTGCAATAGAATCTGGGGCTATATATGGCTGATAAATGGAGACCTTATTTGTATAGATCTCAAACCTATGCTTGGTCAACTTTATTCCCATATACTTTGTACCATCTGATGCAAACTCTGGAGTGATAATCATGGTGCAATCAAGATTCTCATCAATACGAGATGATTCACCAATATTAGATCTGCCAAGCTTCTTAATCAAATCATTCTTATTTGCATTTCGTCCTTCATCTATCATTCTCGCTGCCTCTCTATTCAACTGAGATGCTGTAATGAATGGAAGATCTTTAAGAGTAGCAAATGTCTTAAACTCATTGATTACGTTACCAAGATCTTGATATGGATCGCCAGTTCTCAATACTGGAAGAATTCTCTTCACATAATCCTGTAAGAATGCAATACACTCATATCCTTCATCTTCAAGATCTTCTACGATCTTATACAGATAATCGGTAGTAACAGAATTTACTGGCTTATACTTTATTACTATCTCGATACTATTCTGATCATCTACATCGAATTCAAATGAATGATTCTTAAACTCTTGTATTGCTTCATCAGCAGTCTTACAATCTCTAAGATTCTTACCACCAGTCATTATATGATACAATGCACATACAGTTTGTCTAACAAAGTTTTCCATTGTAAGTAGAACTATACATGGTCTCTTTGTTTTATCTTTACATTCATATCCTCTATTATACTTCCATAACTGATAGAGCATATTCTCTAGAGTTACAGTCTTACCTTCGCCAGGAAGTCCAAAGAATGCATATACATTACCCTTCTCTAATCCACCACCAAACATGGCATTCAATCCCTGTATGCCAGTTATCAATTTAAAAGATGGAGATGTTACGTATTTGTGGATATCCTCAATACTACTCTCCATATTCGTTAATCTGAACAGAGTATCTGATGAATCTCTATTCATCTCATTTCTTCTAAACTGAGTTAGCAGATTGGATGCCATTTGTTTTATACCAGGAAGAAGAGAGGTCTTCTGCCTATAATCTGCATTCTTATAATTAGTGAGAGACTCTAACATACCAGCAAGGTGCTGATTAAGATACAGATTATTCTGAAATTCAGCTACTGTATTTTCTACATAATAGACTTCGTCGTTACTAATCTCCCTAAAGAGCTTACTATCCTGCATGATGGCTTTTACATCCATCTCTCTATTTGCAGCTGATATAATAAGATCTCTATCAGTAATACCATTGAGTCTTTCATGCAGAAATTTCTTTGCTAGATGGAACTTCTTTACTAATCTTTGATTAGATGTGAAATTATCATCTCTCAATATATTCAATAGATTATTGAGACTATTAAGTCCATATTTATGAATAGTAGCATTGGATGATAGAGCATATGAACAAAAAAGAGTCATCAGCGGCTCATCTATTTGCGCGATACCAGCATCCATTACTATGGTAGGCGCAATATTTTGGTCATAATCATTTCTCAATAGAGAGGTTCTCCTTCTACGAACACCCCTACTATTAGAATTATTTGGCATGGTCATTATCTCCTATAACGTTTATTTATAACTGAATGTCTTGATATCATAGTTTTTCTATATCATGGAGGAACTCTTCCAATTTATCAACAGTCCAGAACTCATTACCTTCTTGAGAATTGATATACTGAACCAGTACTTCTGTTGGAGATAGATTCTTATCAAAGATATAATCATACTGCTGAAGACGATCATCCATCTCACTAAGTTGTTTATCCAGCTTAGCCTGTTCAAAATCTGTCTCAATTTTTATATCGTTTCTAGATCTATAATACTCTTTTAATATAGTGATCTTATCCAATACATTCTTTGTGAATCTAACTCTTATATGATCGATTCCATTGTCTTTCATATTCTGAATATATTGGATGATATATCTGGGATCCTGATCTAATAGATTATCAAGATAAACAGTCACATATGAAAATGATTTTATTGGCTCAAAATGGACGTAGTATTGTCTATGAGATAGATCATGGATAAGAATGATGAATCCTTTCTCTTCTTCTTCTCCAAATCTCCATCTCAATGGGGATCCACAATAATAAAAATCTTTCTTATACTGGCCATGTACGTGCACATGACCAGATATAATTGGCCCTGTGCACATACCAAAATCATCCATATTAAATACTGGCTCTCTATTTGAATCCAGATCCCTATCATTCTTTCCTGGCACTGCACCAACAAAAGTACCATGCATATAACAAGCATCATATGAACCAGAATTCATTAGATATTTTGTATAATACTCTTCTCCTCTATTATACATTTCTGGGATAGCCAATATCTTCTTTCCCTTAACATATAAGAATTGAGCCTCGAATACTATCCTAACATCCACATTTGGATCTCTCATATATGGAGTGAATAATTTCAACTGATCTGCATCGTGAGAGCCAGTTCCGGATATAAGGATCAGAGTAGCTCCTTTTCTTTTGCATATATCGACTAATGCATTCATGAAATACAATGCATACACTACTGCATCAGAATTAGCCATGAACTTATGTTCAAATATATCTCCATTTACAGATACTATATCCAGTACATTCATAGCATTAAGATAATCTAAGAATTGCTCTTTTAGTATCTTATATTGTTTATCAGGTTCTATAACACCAAAATGAAGATCCGCAATATGGGCTTCTACTAAGGTTTTGTTATTATCTATAAACTCCATTACTTGTTTCATCATATCACCCTTTCATTTTTATAGTTTGTATTTGTAACTACAATTAAAAAAAAAAGAGTGAGATCAACTCTCACTCTTTGTATTAAGACCATTCTCAAAAGTTACTGGAATGAATCTGACTGTAGATATGGCAGAAAAGACCTCTATAATCGGAGTAAACAAGAATAGAGTCACCAGACAATAGTGTTTGTAGTCATCTCTTTGTAATTCCTCACTAAGAATATAGTTGGAATTAATAAGCTCTCCAGTAGCTGATATTCTCATATACTTGGTCTTAGTTGGTTTAGCGGTGATAAGATTATCAATGTACTTCTTAGAATCATAATAATCTACTGTCAGTTCACACGAACCAGATTGGATATCAACAGTTAGAGTAGCTCTTGTCATATTACCATAGTTTAAACCCTTTATGAAAGAGAGATTCTTTACTATGAGTTTGTACTCTTTAATTTTTTCTGTAGTAGGATCTGTTATGAAGACAATCTTCAAAGGTTCATATCCTTTAACAAATACCTTACTAATCATGCCATTCAGTTTATCCTGGTCTCTATTCTCTCTGTATATTAATGAACCAACAAAATTAGTCATTACGCTGATAAAGTACACAGGATTGGAATAGCACATTTTCATATTCTTTATCAAAGATCTTTTTATGCTTTTCCTCATTACAGGATATGATATATTTCTATATAACCATCTTTTCATATTGGCTAATCTACCAGTATTACTAAATGATGAGTTATACTTCTTAAGAAAATCATTAACTCTTATCAGTATCGATACAGGATTATCTCTTTCTTTTAAAGAACTCATTAAATTTCGCCTCCAACCAATAAATATGATAATACCCATACACTAGGGATAAGAATGTTCTTTCACATAAATCAAAATATTGCTTTTGCTCTGGTATATCTAGATTTAATACATACTCATTGAATGCTGGAGAATCTTTTCTTAATTGTAATATAATAACCCCTTGTATATTAACACCTTGCTGTTTAAGAAGATAATTGTACGCAGCTAACTGAAGATAGTATTTATACGTAACATGATTAGATGTTTTGAAATCAACTAAATGTAGTCTTCCATTTATGCTAATGAGCATATCATAAGTTCCACCAAACCATTGGCATGATAACTTCTGTTCTTGACCAATAACCTCTACTGTATTATTGGAGTTTAAGATATCCCACCACTGTTTAAATCCATCCAAAATAGTAATAGGATAACCCTCTGGAAGCTCTTCTTCTTTTAAGAACTTTTCGATAGTAGAATGGGCCTTAGTTCCATATACTGCGGCTTCATTGAGTACCCTTTTATATCCCTTATGCTTAAATCCTAAACTATTAGCCCATTGAACTATGCTATCTTCATGTATCATTTTGGATATGATTTCTGTGGCCCTTGGAACATTTGTTCCATCATATGTATATCTATCTCCACAGTTTAAGATAGCAATATCTTTGATTTCCGATAAATCCATTAACTCTTCTCCTTCTTTCTTTTCTCTGTAAAATCTTAATAGTGTGTCTTTGGAGTGATAAATTTACCATTTCATCATTCCTATTATATACAGGCGATAGTATTTTTACCCAATGACATTCAGGTAATTCTAAGTTAGGAGGTAACTTTTCGTGGCTAGAGAAAATGAAATAAAGTCATATTCTGACACTTATCTTTATAACAAGTATCCTAACTACCAGAAAATAATCTTTAACTCAATAATGCGCGATCCTATTATTGATAAAGGAACTGGTATGTTCGATG